AGGAAAATTATTTCTTTTAGTTGAAAGTTCTTTTATTTTTTTTTCTAAATTCTGAACATTTAAAACTAGTTGTTTTAAATTTACGTCTAAATCAATACTATGCCATGAATTAGATTCTTTAACAAACATCCTAAGTCCATCTCTAAAAGAACGAATAGTTATATCACCATTTTGCCCTTCATTTTTTTGAGGTGTTCCTCTTGATATTGTTATCCCTCTTGCTTCTCTAATAGCCATTATTTTATAATTTTATTTCTATATACTATAGATATATCATTAATAGCAAAACTTGCTGGTATATATCCCACATCATAATGCGTTTCTGTTGTTACATCTATTGATAAATTTTCAGTAAGAGTTACAACTTTTGTAGTTTTGTTATAAGCAGATACTCTATGGACTTGTCCATTTCCTGGCCCAAAATAAAAATATATAGGCATACCAACATAATAATCATCAACTATACTAGAAGTTCCTGCTAATGTTATTGTATTAGAACCAGCACTGCTGTTAGCAGCTAATTTGCCTATATTACCTGAATCTCCATATGTAAATTGTAAAGCTAAAGAATTAACATCACTTAGTGATGCAGAAGGTTTTAGTCCAACTGTAACCCATTCTTCTGTTGAGTTACCATAAAAACCTCTGTCAGCATTATAATATGTATCATCATTGTCAAATGTTCCTGAAAAATTTGAAGAACCATTAGTAGCATATTTCATAATTACACCAGAACGCATAAATTTTGTTTTAAAAGTAACATATACTTTATATATTTTTTTTCTTCTACTTGCATCACCAAAATCAAAATCTTTTGTTTTTAAATCAAATTCATTAGCAGTTTTTGTGTGTTGAAATAAATTATGAGCTTCATCATCCCATACTGTAATAGAACCATTATTCATCATAGAATCAAATTGATTTAACATAATTAAAGAACCATTAGAAGTATTTACCATGTTGCTTCTAAAAATAGCAGATGAAGTAACAGGATAAAGAACTTCAGTAGATGAACCTGTTTGTAATACAGCAAAAGTTCTAGGCGGCAAAAATCTAGCACCTTGACTTCCAGTTGCAGGTATTTCTTTTTTATTACTTATTTTTGAATTAAGTCTTAAACTAGTAAATGGTTTATTTGTTTCAGGCATTTATGCTGGCTCCTGTTGTACTTTTATTTCATCATTTTCACTAAATAAATTTTGACATTTCGTCAATGAATTATTAGTTATATCATATATATATCCACCATTTGATGTATCTGTAACATTATTAGTTATAATCAATACTTTATTAGATACAAAATCATATCCTAATATAATAGGTTTATCTCTATTTTCGCTTACACTCCAATTTTCTATACCAAAACTTTTTGTTGTAATATCGTTTAATTGTTTTCCATCATATAAAAATAATCCAGTGTTATTTACCCAAAATATTCCTCCAGGAGTTTTTACTGCTTGAGCAGGATGAGATATTCCTGTTCCGCTCCAAGTTTCAATTAAATCTTCTCCTTCACTAGATACTTTAATTAAATAAGTTGTTTTTTCTTTAAATTGTAATAGATATTGATTATATGATTCTAATTTTATTATATTTTCGCCATCAGAAGTAGCTACATCTATAAAACTTGTAGCATCATCAGGAAAAATATCAAACTTATCAGCAGATGTTTTTATCATTCTATCAGGAAATTTTTTATTGCCAATTTTTATATTACCAATATATACTTTTCTTTGCACAACAGTAGAAGTTTTATACATTGCTGCTAATGTTGTGTCTGATTTGTATCCATTTAAAGCTTCATACGTTAGTGCAGGAGGTATTTTTATAGAATCTCCTCTTAAATTACTTGTAACTATTGCATTTCTATCATCTGTAGCAGTTGCATTCCAATTATAACTAGACATATCACTTAGTCTTAATTGTTCTTCATCTGAATCTTTTCCATACATTATATATGTACCTTCTTTTATATCAACATCATATAGTAAACTAAATTCATCTGCAAGGCCACCACCTATAATATCTACTTTTTTCATATAAATTCTAAAACCTTCAATACGTTCATTCCAGCTATTATTTTGAGCTGAAGAACTTCTTGAATTATTACATAAAAATGTTAAATAAGTTTTAGCAACATCTTGAACACCTCTTAAATCAATTGAATTTGAATTAGACATTAATTGAAGATTTTTTTTAGCTACATCAACACGTAATAAATTTATTTGTTCACCATTACCATTTGAAGCATTATTACATTGTATTGCTATTGGTACATCAGCATCAACAGAACTTCCTGTAGTAACTTCACCAAAAAATTCTACAATACCAGTTGCAGCGGCAGCGGCAGAGCCAGCATCATTAGTAGTATTATTTTCTGGTTCATTAACAGTTATACCAGTAAATCCACTTGCAGTAGGGTCAGTTGCACCTGGGCCTATGCCAACATAAAATTTTACATTTACATCATTACATTTTGTAAATTTAATAGCTCCACTTACATAATATGTTGTACTAGCTTCAACTACATCAGATGCATGGTCATAAAATAACCAAGTTCCAGTAGCTGTTGAAAATATATTACCATTCCCTAAAAATCTATATCCATCATTGTCACCAACAGTGCTTTTCAAAGCTTGTGGATTTCCAAAACTTGAATCATCAGTTGTATTCCAATTAGAAATTGCAGGTATAGTACTATCTATACCTAATAAACTATCTGAATCATTAGCTAGTCCCATAGTAATATTTGATTCTTGTAACTCTGTTCCTCCACCATCATATAAAAAAGACATACCTAAAACATATTTTTGTTTAAGGTTATCATCCATAAACTCATCTTCTAATATAACTTTTTCTTGACCTGTGCAAGTATAACCAACAGCATCTACATCAGCAACAATTTTTATTTGACCTGTTTCAGAACCAAAACCAACTATTTCATGTATACCATTTAAATTAACTCCATCTCCTGTTGCATCACTTATTACTATAAATTTGCCTATAGCAAAATTATATTGTGGTAATTTTACATCAATCTCACTTGTTGGGTCTATACTGTCAGCTAATTGTAAAATTAACACAGTTTCAAGACCTGTTGATTCAGATGTTACAACATCATCTTTATGTAATGTTAATTTAGAGTTTTCTTCAATTGTATTCAAAGAAATTCCAACATTTACTTTTTCAGGCTCAGATGGATATTCAGTATCTGAACTTAAAGCAGAACTATTTTGACCAATTATATTATTTCTAAAAACTGTTAATGCTCCATATTTAGGTGCTTCTGGAACTTGTATATCTTCAAGCCATCTATTTATATTTACATTAGCACTACCTTCTGCTTTTCTAAGCATAGGTCTATTAATATGAGTAAATATTTTAGGAACATTTATTTTAAAAATATCACTCGCTGTTATATGTTGTTGAATCTTAGAGCCAAATCTACCACGTTCAACAGTTAAAGTATTAGCATTAGGTATTGCTGATACTTTCATAACTTCAGAATTTATTTTAATATATTCATTTATAGAAAAAGCTGAAGATAATCCAGTTTCTACAGTAATACTAGTTTCTGCAGGGTCAGTAGAATCAGTTCCATCAGTTAAAGCTTCTTCTGTATTTACATTTGAATCTACTTCACTAAAATTAGCATCGCATACACGCAACCCATTATCTGCTTTATAAAAAATAGGTTTTACTCTTTTATCATCTTCAATATCTGAACTTTGAGATAAAGATGACGTACTATGTACAGTTCCAAGAGAAATTATTTTTTTAAATGTAGAACTAAAAATGTTAGGGTAAGAGTTGTCTGGCCATGCTTTTATATCCGCACCATCATTAATACATATAAATTCTGTGTTTATTTCTTGAGGTGTATCTTCATTATTAAAATCATGTACAAAAGAAAAAATGCCATATCCATCAGATATTGGCACATCATTTTCAAATAACTGTTGACTTGAAATATCATTTGTTGGACTAACAAACTCTCCTAAAGAATTGACAACATTTAATGTAGATTTACCTTCACCTGGCATAACAATTTTGCCAAGATTAGAGACATCAACATTTTTTGCTTCTGATTGTTGATTGTCTTTAATATCCCTAGGGTCATTACGTTTATTAATTCCACCTTCAAAAGATTTGATTTGTAATACTTGTTTAGGCAAAATTATTTACCTTTTTTATTTAAAACACCTTCTAATACTTCCATAAAACCATCAAACAAAGAAGAAAATATTTGTTCTTCTTTTGCTTCTGATATTAAAGGTATGTTAACTTTTTTATTTAATGCCTCAATTATTTCGTCTTTACGACTTTTTAAGTGTGCTATAATTAAATCAACCATTTTATTGCTCCTTGTTATTAATGTCTTTCATGTTCTCTGTTTTTTAAAAATCTCTCTTTAAGCCCATTACCACTTAGTGCAGCAAGTATTTCAACAATAGCTCTATAGCTAGCTTTAATATCTTTTTGTTCTAATTGCATTTGCTTTTGAGAGTCAATAAGTTTTATCACAATACCTTCAAATCTATCATTAGCTTCATCTAAATCTTTTTTTAAATCTTCTTGTATCCAATTATTTTGTTTCCAAATAAAATATCCAAAAGCTATTGTCATAGCTACTGGTACACCAAACTGCTCTAATACTTCTATTACATCCATTTTATAACCTTGGAACTGCTAAAGCACGAATACCACTTTTTCTATGTGGATATTGTTTGATAGTTTTTTCATATTTTACTTTGTAATAAGATGCTCTTTGTAAATCACCTGCATCTTCTAATAATCTTGATTTTATATAATCAATTATAGAAGGATGTAATGAAGTATCAAGCCCACTATCTGATTTTAAATCATCAGTTATCTGTGAAACAGTTCCATATTTTGAATGAACATGTATTCGTATCCCATCTATTACACTATCGCCACTATATGTATCAAATTTATCAAGTGTAGTTTCTGTTGAATCTACTGTATCATTTGATAATACTTTACATACAAGAGCTAATCTATCATCATCATTATACCATGCAAAATAACTATTCGGAAAACTTCTTTTATTTGTAGCCATTTAAGCTCCTATGTTGATGCAATGAAAATTTGAACATCAACCGCATTACCACCAGGATTAACCTGTATGCTTCCTAAATCAGCCATTGTTCCAAAACTTGGACTTGTGTCATTTTCTGCTAACATTAAATCATCAGCACTTCCAAGTATATGACTTTCACCTGCAGCTAATTTTACCTGATAAAGTGTTGCTGCTCCTACTATAGCTAGTTCTACAGAATTAGTGTCATCTAAATTTGTAATTCTTATATATTTGCTATTTTCAATATCAATAGCACCAGCAGCACCATGTACATCTGCATTAAAACTTGCTATTGTAGTAGTTTGACTTGCTGTACAACTAACTATCCTTTGAAATATATCAGAAATACTTGAAATATTAAAAGTTTGTGTACCACCTTGATTTTTTCCATTTAATGTTATTGACTCAGTTATAGTTACTGTCATTGTTGAGGCTGTTACTGTACTTGCCATGTTTTCTCCTATGTTAATGAATCAGATGTTTCATCTGTATCATCTTTTAATAATTTATGTGGGTCCGCTAATTTTGGCACCATCACATATCTATTGTTATTATCTAAAATTTCGACCCTAGTAACATCTATAACAGAATCATCTAATTTATACCATCTTTGTTTTGAATTTAAATTTTGTATTTTTTCTGATTTATGATGTTGGATTTTACTTGATGCATCCATTAAAGCATCATTTATAAGTTGTAACATATATTTTTCAGGTTGTCTACCCATAGTATATTCAACTTGTTGTATAATATCTTTAACTTTCATTAGTATTTACCCTTCGTCTTTCTACACCTAAAGTTTGTAAAGCTTGGGCATAATCTTGTTTTAATGATGTAATAATAGGGCTGTATAATTCAATATCTTCTTCTTCAGCCATTAATCGTTCAGCTGATTTAATAGAAGCATATAATACTACAATATAAGTAAGATTATTAGATAAATTATCAATACTATCTGTATCAGAAGCATTTATACTAGTTAAAGGTAAATATAAAACTTCAGCTGTTTGAGTAGCAGTTGGTTCTGGAAAAACATTTAAGACTGCATTTTTAATAAAATAAACTGGGTCAGTTTCAGTAGAATGAAATAAATCGTTAACATCTGTAATTCTTGATGCCATATCAGCTGATACTTGTCTACATATTTGATTAATGCCATGTTTATCTTTTCTTGTTACAGATATAATAGGACCTATTGTAGCAGTATCTATATCTAATGTAGATGGAGAATTACTTAATTCTGTATGAGTAATACATTCTACTAATTTACTTGGTGGAAGTATACTATACAATTGTTTTAATCCATCAGACATAAATGTATCCATAGCATTTTGGTCTTGCATTGCAGAACCTACTAAATCTTGTATCTGTGCATCAAAATTTGCCACTATCTATTCCTTGCTGCTATATCTTGTTCTATGGTAGTTTGATTAAACTCTACTTGAGTTTGTCCACTCCAAGTTTTTCTCATGTTAATATATTTACTTATACTATCAGAGCTATTATTAAAACGTTTTTTATGTTTACAAGTATTTGGTTTTACTGTTTTATTACAGTCTTCACAATATATAAATATAGCCATTATTTTTTATATACCTTTCCTTCAATTTGGCCTACTGCATTTTCAGTCATAACTCTATTACCTGCTGCTCGGCCACCCATAGCATATTTTTTACGTTTTCTAGGTTTAAAACCTTTACCACCTTTATATGTTGGCCCTTGACCTGTTTCATATTTTTTGACAGTACGAACTCTTTTACTTCTAGATTCTTTAATCTCTTTTAAGTTCATTTTAGCGGCTTTACTTTTCATAGTCTCTCTTTTTTTCTTACCTATAGTTCTTTTATTTCTTTTTACACCTTTAACAACACCACCTGCAGGTCCTTTTTCTTTAGGTCCAGCCATATATATAGATGTTTTTCTCATAGACTTTGCAGTTGCTTCATCATCTTTTTCAGCTTTACCGCCTCTTTGCATATATCCCATTTTATTTCTAACATCTTCAGGTAATTTGGCTAATCCAGGATTTTTAGCAGCATTTACAGCTTTATGTGTTTTGCCACCATGTTTCATTTTAAGCTTTCTTTTTGCCATAGCATCTTTCATCAACTGTATATTTTCTTCAGTTAAATCTTGTGTTTCACCACCTTCTTTGTACATTGGCATTTTAACTTCTCCACCTTTTCTATATCCCATAGGGTTGATTTTTGTCATTCCACCGCCCATGTATTCATCCATACCCATGTTAGTATTTCTATTCATAGCATCATTAACTGGTATATCATCTGACATTCCCATGTTTAATTTATTTTTAGCCATTTTTTTATTAGGCATTATTTTCCTCGCTTTCTTGCGTCATTTGATGGCCAATCATAGCTAATAGAATCTTTTTTAACTATAACATAATCATCAGGGTTCTTGTTTAAATTTAATAATTTTTTTTCATGTTTCCCAGCAGCATTATTAACAGTTTTATTTATAACTATTTCTCCACCTTCAACTTCAATATCTATACCACCTTTTTCATGAGATGGACCATTCATTTTGCCACCTTTATAATAAACATTTTTATTTTTCATAATTTTTTTTAAACTATCAGAATATTTAGCTTTTACTTTACCTTTTGAAGTAGCTTGTCTCTTTTTTTTATTTTCAGCAGCTTTTTGACCAGGACTCATATTTTCTCTAACTTTTTTAGGTAAATATCTATCTCCTTTTTTACCAGAAACATTATCCCATTCTTCTGCTGTCCATTGGTCTAAAGATTTTTGTGATTTAGTTTTACCACCAATTTTATATTCTATAACTTTACCACCATCTTTTTTATAACCACCACCTTTTGCTTTATATTGCTTTGCTAACATTTGAGCTTTTCTAGCTGACCATACACCTGCAGGTCCACCTTTACTGCCAGATTTAATTCTATTAAACAGATTTTTTCTCATAGTAGGTTTAGTATAATTACCTGCTTTATTTACTGTACTTTTTTTAGACATTATTAACCTCCTGGCACATCTGTTGTATCAAAATCGCTACTAGCTAATCCTGATGATGTTCCTTTTATTTATATTACTAGATAATCCTAATGCCATAATTTATATTACCCATGATATGCTAATACTTTACCACTAGCTAATTCGATAGATGCAAAATTACCATAAATAGTCATTCCTGCTGGTATTGTAAAATCAGCAACATCTTCAATAAAAGACATGTCGCATCCAGATACATTAACTGCAGAATTTTCTAATGCTTGTATAGCAACAAATGGACCTGTATGTTCATTTGTATCATCTATTAATATTAACCCTGCTTGTCCTAATGAAGCATTTTGTGCTTCAACGACTGAATATTTGTACAAAGTTTTTGCCATGTTTACCTCCTACCCTAAGCACTGGCTGTGCGTGAATGGGCTTGTTAATTGTTAAAATTTTTAAGTAGATTCGGGGTAAACCCTTTATACGATTTACCCCATAGTTCTACAAAACTATTTAACCTTATTTATTTGGTTTATGTAGCGGTTATTCCACCATCAGCTTTAGTTTGTCCTGAAACATAATAGTTAGAGCCATCACACCAAACGTCAATAAAATCACCTTTGATGGCAACACCATCTACAAAAGTAATTGTTGTACATCCAGCGCTAAAAACTCCATCATCACTTGTATCTACTTCAAGCTCATTAATACCATTACATATAATAACATCAGTATCAGATGCTGCTTTTTCTACAATAGTATATGATGCGCTCGATGGAGCAGCTTTAACTACAAATTTACAGTACCAACCTGCACCTGCATCAGCAACTGCTGGTAGAGTTGTTGCAAACTCTGTAGCTGAATTTAAAAGAAAAATAGAACCAGAATCAGAATCTGCTAATGAAGATGCTGCTAAAAGTTCTTTTACTTTTAATTTGTGAGAACCTGTAAAGTTACTGTTTTCATTTAAATAATCACTTCTCATTTTACACACCCTCCAAGTTAATAAGTGCATGAGTTTCTGGTAGAGTTACTTCAAGACCTGCTTCTGTTAGAATCATATCTTTACGTAAATCTTCATCTGCTTGTTGCACGTTAGTTGTGATTGATGTATCTCTATTTAAACCATTACCAACAAGTGGTCTATAAGCTACTTGGTCTAAATCAACAAAAGCCATATGTCCAGAAGCATTATTTCTAAATAATGGCTCTGCTACCATAGATGCTGAACCAAAAACAGTATCAACTGATAACACTGTATGTCCAAATGAACCTTTGCTAGATGGGAAGTTATATCTTGTATCTCCATCAGTTAAAGAGGAAGAAACAAATCCACCATTTAACTTATTGAAGTGTGCCATAACTGGTCTTGATACTAAACAAAGTTTTTTATCAGAACCACCTCTAGCTGGGTCATACATTGTTTGAAATGCTGTTAATAAACCATCGAATGTTAATTCAGATGCAGCATATGTAGCTAAATATGGTGTAGATTCAGCATAATCACCAATAGCACCATCTTCTGGAGTTCCACCATTTTTAATAATGTGACCAACTATACCATCAGTATATTGAATACCACTTCTGCTACCTTTCATACCAAAAAGCATTGCTCTTTCAATATCAATTTTATGTTCTCTTAATTTAAGATTCCATATTCTGTCCCATTCATCAGAGTAACCTCTGTATACAGTAGCTCTAGCTGTATTAGACATTTCACAAGCTGTTTTAAAGATTTGAGTATAACCAAATCCATCATCTAACTTTTGTGAAAATACGTCTGGTGCGCCAGAACCTTGCTCATATGATGTACCAATAA